CAAAATTTATTTTTAGATAAGTTTCAGTTTGCTGGTATAGTTGCAAATAGCAGAGTGTTTAAAAGCGATAGTAAAAATTACATACACTTTATAACCTTAGGAGTCGGAGAAGGTCGCTATGTTGATTTGGTTGTTGATCGTCCTGTGAAGTATACTCGTGACAGTGTGGTTGTTGGCGAAGGGCAGATGTGGACCAAAGACAACAGTAACTATCTAAAAGTAAAACGAAAAAATGTACGTTCCATGCCTATTGATCAGTATGCCTAACCTTTTGCTTTAATACCTGCTAACATTTGTTTTAGTTTTGTGCTTTGTACATCAGCAACTATCTTGCCAGGCTCATCTTCTACAGTAGCATCACCCGCAGGATCATTTTGTATTGACTTTGCTTTAATTTGATCATAGATACTTGAACTCTGTTTCTTAAACTGTTGATATTCTTCATCATCACCTAGATCACGTATACGCAAACTTTCAATATCAAACTCCAAGTCCACTTTCATACCAACACCACTACTACTTCTTGTTTTCATAGCCTGTATTTGATATCTGCCACGTTCACGCATTGCTCTACTTGTGAATATACCAAACACATTGTCAGCAGTATTGATCTTTGAAATACCACCTGATATGTGCGAATGATCAAACTCTACTTCTTCAACTGCACTTCTGTTCAACTGTGAAGCAGTTACAAACAGTATGTTCAGTTCTCTTGCTAGGTTACGCAGTTCTTCAGAAACATATTTGTCTTTAACAAATAAGTCGTTTGGAGATACCTTAGCACTTACTGGCATCAGCAAGTCCAAATAGTCAATGCACATAAAGTCAATGCCTCTACCTTGTTTGATGCTAAGTTCTTTTACAAATGCTCTTATGTCGTTGACATTGCTTTGTGCTGGCATATATTTGATCTGCAATGCACCTGACTTTTTGCCCATCATTTTTACTTTCATCTCTACAGTTTCAATGTCCTTGAACAACTGTTTGCTTGGAGTGTTTGTAAGCATACTGTCAATACGCATAGCAGTTAATCCTTCACTCAATTCAAGTGTGATGTACACTCCATTGAGTCCTGCCTCCATCCAGTTTACTGCCAAGTTTTGCATGAACAAACTTTTACCTGATCCTGAACCACCTGCAAATATCTGTAGTTCGCCTCTGTTAAATCCACCATACAACAGTTTGTCTAAGTTTGCCCAACCTGTTGAATTCTGGCCATTGTTGTCTTTTAATGCCGCAAGTCTTGCACGTGGATCTTCAAAGTAATCTGTACCTAAGTCCTTTGTTAAACTTATTTGTACTGCATCCTTTATAAGTTTCTCAACTGGTGAATACTCACCTTTCTCCAACAGGTCAGCACTTTTAAGTATTGCACGTTCTAGTTCACTGCGTCTAGTAAATGCTTCAAACTCTTGTAAAAACCAATCAGTGTGTCCACTGTTGAGATCTGGAATCTCCAACAGTTCAATGTTTGTTACTGCTTTTATCTGTGCCCTGTCTGGAAGTGTTTTGTGTTCGTTTGCATGGTCATAGATAAACTTTGCAGTTTCACGCAAGTCTCTGTCAAAGTTTTCTGCATTGAATATGTTTTGTACTCGCAAGAAACTTTGTGCATCATGCATCATCATTTCTAAAAACAATTTTTGTACATCATAGTTATATTCAGTCATAAAATTCACCTATTTTCAAACTTTTTCTCCAGTTTGTATTCCTCCTTGCATCTATACGATCCAACTTGTATGTCCATTCATTGTTGGTTTTGTATTCTTTAAGATAGTTAATAATACCTTGAAATTTATCAATCGGCTTTAGTAGCATTATAGCACGTTCAACACCTTTTGTACACAAATCTTTTGGATCAAAATTATTTGCAGTCTGCACGTGAAAGTTGTTAGTATCTCCTTCTCTATTTGTAGCAAAATCATGTTTAAACCATTCATATAAATCTGGCATTTCTAGCACATTATAACTACCAATGGTAACATTCAGTCCAAACATAACATTGCTAGGCATATTTTCTCGCCATTTTTGCAAATTGTCTTTCACTTGCTCCCATTTCCCTGGATAACGAATATAATTAAACGCACTGCCAATTGCGTCGATGCTAAAATATATTCTAATTAATTTTGCCATTGACCATAACTCTATAGTTCTTTCACTCGGGTATTGGGTTCCATTGGTGTTATAACTAATAAATGTATTAGCTAGTTGTTGGCTATTGTACAATTTTTCAATAACTTGCTCGTGGTCTTTGTTTATAAGAGGTTCACCACCATTGAAATGCAACTTTTGTATCTTTGATAAATCAAATTGGTCTAAGACTGAATTATTAGTTGCTCTGTGATATCTTCCAATTTTTTCTAATTGTTCTTTTTTAATGTCAAGTTCTTTTGCCCATATGCTACTCCACCAAGGATTACACATTACACAGGCACTGTTACATGCCCATGTAACGTTATAATCAAGACTGCTTAGTTCTATAGTTTTGTCTTTGGTCTTAAAAAAATCAATCATATTTTGTCGCCTACTGGTCTGACCTAAATCTTCGTCTTTCCAACAACGATGGCATTCTTTTGGCTTTTTTCCTTGATTAAATTGTTTGCGTAGATTTTGAAGATGCTTATTTGTTTTAAAGTTAAAATCTACAGTAGGTGTTTTTGCATAAATGGATTGACAACATGGCGCAATTTTTATATGATCATCGTTCCATCGATCTATAAATAAACCTTTGTATATTTCTGGACAGTAATTACTCATATTTTTCTTTTTAACTTTTTACGTGCCATTTCAACTTTTATTTTGTTTGATTCGGCACTATTATGTATCTGTTTCAGTGTTTCTGCAACTCCGAAACGTATGACCGCATCATTTACATCTTTTATATCCTCGGGCCACTCAGGTATACTAACTTCAAACTTATGTTCTATTGCGGCATCTATTATACTTAATCCTGCACGATCTTGATCAGGCACTACAATAATTCTACGTTGCAATTGCTTTAGCAACTGTGCTTGATCTTTGCTTATGGTTTCATGCATAGTTGCCAAGCCAGATATACTTAGTGCATCAAATATACCTTCAACAACAACTGCACTAGTCCAATCTGACTTTTGTAAATCATAGCCAAACACATAACCTGGTTGCTGACTGTTTATAAACTTTGGCGTACGATTATCCAAGTAACGTGATGTGTGTCCTACTATTCTATTCTTGTATGTGTATGGTACAACTATTCGATCTCTAGGACCACGTTTTTTATCTACCAAAAACGGATAACCAAATACTATACCACGATTACGCAAGTATTCAACATAGTGAAAGTGCAGTTTATTGTTTTCATCTATGCGTTCAACACCTGTGGGTATTTCTTGTTCTTCAAAGTCTATGTGCTTTTGCTTAATTGTGCTACGTTCAGCAGTTAGATCCAATAAACTTTTACGTTTCAAACTTTCTAAGTTCAGTCTTTCAATGTCAGTTGGATCAACGCCTAGCCATTCAAGCAACTTGCGTGCTTTGTAACCAACACTACGACCTGCAACAAAACTCGCAGTAAAACCACAATTAAAACAATGATAGCTCCAATCATCTTCTTGTTGCTTTATACCGCCACGCAATCTTTTGTCTTGTGATTCGCCTTGATGAACACAACATGGAGCATTGAAACTCACCCAACCAGAACTTGTGTGTTTCCGTTTTTGCGGAATGTAACTCATTAGATCAATCATTATGTTAGTATATTAACACGATCTATGTGATCAATCAAGTGTTTTGATATAATTTCATGGCCAGTTTCATTTGGATGTTTACCTGGATAAAGATGTTCTGGTTTAAGCATTTGTCTAAAACTACCATCATTGGTTATTACATTAGGATTCTTGTAAGGATTAATTAGACAATTAAATTGTACTACATTTTGTAGACTAGCAAATGTTGCAACTGTCTCCCAATGATTTTGTTCTGCCCATTTTGCATCATAGCAATTTGCTATCCATAACCGATTAAGTTCATACCAACTTGGATTTATATCAGGGTCGTTGTCTTTGAGCCATACACTATGAACATGATTATTCCAAGGTCGATCAGGCTGATTAAAATTAAAATTATATTGTGTATCATTACCTAATGCGTTGTACCAACTTCTACGTGTGCTTTCAGTGAGTCCTACTAGCCATAATACATCATCTAAATTTGTATTATTTTGCACATGCCATCTTAGTACCCAACGCATACTTTCAAGGCTTGCTCCTGGATATCCGCAGTTTTCTAAGTGCAATCCATAATGTTTTGCAACCAATCCGGGATAACTTTTTTCTAATCTTGTTTCTGCAGGAAGTTCAGCACCATAAGTCCAACTACAACCAACGGCTATCAAACGTTTTATGGGCAAGTGTTCTCCTAACGGTAAAGAATCTGTGTAATTTCCCCGTTGTCTATAATAACATTAGGTGCAGTTATATATCCTTGTCCGCCATTGGTGAGTGTAATAGTGCCTAACTTGCCGCCGTCCACAGTGGTGGTTGCAGTTGCTCCTGTGCCTAATCCATCTAGTTTCACACGTGGATTGCCAGGTCCATACCATTCGCTGCCTGATCCGTTGCTTGAGATTGTGGTCACTGCTCCATTTTGAACTTGTGCAGTTGCATTACCGCTTATTCCATACTGATTTAGTTCCAGCCTCAACCAATTATGCCTGCCATCAACATTGATGTAGGTTCGTGCGTTTTGATTTGTGTACTGAATTTGACTTCCAACATCATACCAGTCTGGACCAATTTGATTTTCGCTGGCTTGTACTTTAACATTACCTGAAAAGTTATCAAAGTCCAATTGTAGAGTTGTAAGTGTATTGTCAGCAGTGTAAATTGCACTGGTGTGTACTCTATTACCGTTTGATTGTGCTGGTTGATCAATAGGAGTAGGTAGCATCATGATTTTACTTTCAATAAAATCTGGATACACACTATCAACTATGTCAACCTGTCCTCTTCCAGCACTGTACGCATCAGTAAACACTGCTTCGTATAGGTTTCCGCTTGCACGTTCCAAACTCCAAGTTGCGGTTTGCTCGTCTATTAGATCTAATTTTTCACTTGACAGTGTTACTTTTGCTCTGCCATATGTGCTGCTTAGATGCTCTAGATCTTCAGCAATTAATAATTCATCACCATTGGTACTCATCATTCTAAAAGTTATTGTGCTTCCTGATATGTTGACAGGTTTTTGATCTTGATTTATAAATTCAAACAATATGACGTTGTCAACTCCTCTGTTGACTTTTAATTTTTTTGCATACACTGGTTGCCATCTCCTTTGAAAATACGCACCGCTGGTGTCGGGTAATAACACCTGTTGCTTTTGCTGATATAAATATACGGTGGTAGAATACATTAATTAAACTCCAATTACAAGGTATTTATGGGCGTAGAGCTATTCGAAAAGATTGCAGAACGTTATCCGTTTATTACATTCTGTACCTATGCAGGCAATGAATATGTTGGTGTGATTCAAAATAGAGACGATCAGATAACAACCATCTACGATTTTGGTCGCATTGTCAATGACCAACTCAAACGTGATTTTTTAGAACTAGCTAATACATGGTGGTGGGAATCAAATCGCAGTATTCCTATTAATATTTTCTTAAAAGATGACTGGAATAAATTCAAGCCGTTCCTCAAAACATTTATCAACAAAGATTTGGATATAATACTTGGTCCAAGCACCAGCCTACAAGAACTTTCACGTAAAAAAATAAAAAGACGAAGTATTACTCTGGTTCGCAAAGTAGATTGATATGCAATGCTACTAAACGTGCATAACTGACTGCATGTGATTTCTTAAACACGAACCCTGTGGTATCATCACCATCCCATACTGTTGCAAACACTTCGTTCCATGGTTTACGTTGTAGATGTGCTTTGCCTGGACGTATGATACTGATAAATGCCGCCATACGTGGTATACTGTCTGGTTGCATAGCACAAAGTAAATCATGATAGTTTCCTACGTGTACAACCTTTTTACAAAAATCACGATCCTGTAGTCTTGTCCAGTCTGGCTCTTTCGCCAACATACTATCATAGTGTTCTTGGTCTCTAATCAGTGTGTATACACTTTGGTTGAGCAAGTCAAGTTTAAAGTATCCACGTTGTTCTGCATATTCATAGTCTATGCTTGCACAACCATTTGGTGCATCAATAGGTATAAGTGTGACATAAACACCACTGTTGTGTTTGCGTCCTTCTGCGTTTTGGCGTGCGGGTGTACATTGAATCAAATTAATTATCTGTTGCCTGTCAGCAAAGTCTATGTCTACATCTGCACTCATTTGCTTATATAGTGTCCTATGTTTACAAATTCAGCAATAGCAAATACTATTGCGGCCATTACAAAATCTCCAGTTAATAGTGCATAGCAAGCACCAATACGTATTGCACTTTTAAGAAACATCATATAGAATTGTGGATCTTTAGATTTTTGGATTTTTTCTACTTGTTGCATTTTTGGTCTAGTTAATCCCATTTTCTTCTCCTCTACAGGTAATGTAAAACTTATTTTTTCTGTATAAAACGGCACTTCTTTAATCTTTCAGAATCTGCAAAGTATATATCTATAATCATAATATTTTACAAAATGGTTTTACATTACTATTGTAAAAGTGTTTAGCACAGATGTCAACCAAATCTAAATCTGGTAATCCTAATTTGTAATGTTCAAACACTTTAGATATAGCATGTTTTGTTTTTTTTGGATCTATTAGATCACTAAGGTTTACATTGTAATGATTACAATGTTTGTTAGTTTGATGTTGCAGTAACGTTGTTGAAGAAAAAAATGATTTTATCCAAGGATCATTGATTACCTTGTGTTTTATAAAACTATATTTGCTTTGATGAAATTGATACTGATTGTTAAATAATATTTTTTTATATTTTGCCTTTAAAAACTCTGGATGATTTTCTTTACTTATACCTATTCCGTCAGTATAACCAAATAATTTTACAAATCTGATTCTGTTGAGCCATTTCACACTTAGGGGATCAACTATAATGTTTACAACTGATGAACCTTGTGCAAAAAGAGGAATATTTGGTTTGTTCAATCTTAATACAGGTTTTTTGTTTTGTTGTAAATGTGTAAGCATTAAATCTTTGCGTTTGGCTAACTGCTCAATAAACTGTGTAAAAGAAAAATTGTCTCCACGTGGATGCGTTGCACTAATAAAATCTAGGTTATAAGGATGATGAGGTTCAACTTTTATGTGATTATAAAGATCCTTTTGGTAATTGTAATAGAATCTATTCAAAAAGATCTGTTTGAAATTCGCAGATTTTTTGCTTTGTTCTACTTCAGCATTCCAGTGAACTAATTTTTCACTAGTCTGTAGTAAACTAATCAAAAAGTTTCCTGCAGCACCAGGTGCATATCGAACAAAAAATAATTGTTGCGGATTCATCTAAACCTACTTAAAATTTTATCAATTATAATTACTCCTTCAGTATTCAAAGCACTGCTATATAAATTATTTTTGTTAGTCTTTAACATTTTTTCTGCACGTTCACTGCTGAGTACATCAGAATTGTCATTTAACCATTTTATACATTCAATGATGCCATGATAACGTTGTATATGATTCATTTCGCTATCTACTTGTTGAAGTTCATCAGGAACGAGATCTAATACAGTATGAAATCCATATTTGTTATAAAGTTTTGCCGTATTAGCTCCTGCAATGGGCAAAGGAAGACATTCTGATATAAAACATTTAAACACTTTTTCTGTCATAAAGAACTGATTGTTTACCCAGCAAGTTTCTGGAAAAATTACACAATGATAATCATAATATTCTGGTAGTAAAAACATACCTGGAACAACATTTCCATATTTATTATCAATACCACAAGGTATACTTCTACTATAGTATTCAAACTTATGTGTTTTTTCCTTTAGTACCGTTATCTCTTGATTTACAAACATTCTAAATTTTTCATCTTCAGGACTCTCAAATTGACATTCTAATGTTTCCATTACATTGGTATGTTTGCTATGATGGTTAACAAACGGACAGTGTGATAATAAAAGCTCTGAAAAATAATAGCGATGCCTGCGATTTTGTCCATTGATGAAGCAAAAGTTTTTTGTTTTTTCTTTAGTTTTATACTGAGATAGTTCATAAAAGTTTGGATAGAATCCGTCGGTATAACATCTTCTAAAAGTGTCAAGAATATGACAATAAGGAATGATTTTATGTTTGTAAGGATGATCGTCAGTGACAAAAGCACCAGATAACATATAAACATGCGGATAATCTTCAACAACCTCTTTAATAAAAGGAGTCGAAACCTCAAGTGCTTCGCCTGCATTGTCCAACAGTACAATATCAAAATCTTTAATATTATGGTAAAGATAATGACACTGGTACGAGTACAACAGATTTATGCAGTCAGACTTACAATCGTCAGAGAATATTATATCAATATCTGACTTATAACTATTTTTTTGGCACTGACTTTGTCGATAAGCATAAAACCAATCAAGAACTTCAAGACCCTTAGATTCTTGTTCTATTACAACATTAATTTTCAAAACAACTACCTTTTTTTATGATTTATTAATTACCATCCTGCTTGTTTTAGTATCTCTTCACAGTATGCCTGATCTGCTGGATAGTCACGAAACTTTTTCTGCCAAAAGTCTGGATCAATCCAAGGCCATACTATTTTTGTTTGATCAGGATTCATATCTGCTAGGTATGCTTGTCCTGACTCGCAGTTGAACACCAACCAAGGTGATATGCGTCCAGTACTTATTGCGAATGCAACTGCATTGTCATTTCCATAACGCAAAAAGTCATGTGCCGGATGTCCTGTACGTTCACTCCACTTTATGGTATATTCAATGCCACGTTCAAGTGCGTCTGTTAGTGCTTCCCGTCTAATGTATTCATGAAGGTATTCATCGTATACTGCTTCTTTGCACCAGTGATCTAGTTTTTTGTTTTGTTTGATTACCCATTCAACAAACTTGGGTACGTTAATTGCGTTGATTGCAACACAATGTCTACCAAATTTTACAAATGCTTTATAGTATGGTGATGTTGCAAAATCTGCATAGCTTTTTAGTTTTGCACTGCCTTGTGTCATAGTGTAAAACTTTAGATAACTTTGCAAACCAATTTGTACGCCAACTTCTTTTTCTTCTTGAAATCTGCGTTTCTGCTCACAGAGATGTACTGCTAGTGTGCTTTCTTTTCTAAATTCCCTTTCGCAGTATTTGCACTTAAACGTTTCCGCTATCACGAATGTGTTCCTTAAGTTCTTTGTTTGTCATTAGTTTGCTTAACAGTTCTATCTCATCCGACTTCATCGTAGGAAATAGTTCCATTAGTATTTTTTTACCTTCGTTATTGCCTTTTTCTTTTTTCTTAGGTGGTATCCACTGATGTCTGTGCGATCCCATTCCAGGAGAAATACTTGTAGCACACAACCATTGTAGTTTAGGATGTCGATTGATGTCAAAAAAGTGTTTGTTCAGTCGCTGATTGCAGGCTATCAAATAGTATTCTTGTAGTTCACTAGGACCTTGTACACTTGATCCCCAACGTATCATGAGAAAGTTTGAAAACTTTTTGCGTTCTTCGTCTGTTAGACTGTCATAGAAGTTGCGATCCTTGCTATCAAGGCAACGCATTTCATTTGCTATGTTTAGTTTTTCGCTCACTGTAGTTTTTCCATATCTTGTGTAATAACAAAAACCAGATGCTGTTGATTGCAGGTTCGATCAGTGCCACTGCTCCTGCCTCCCAAAAA